ACTCTCTTTGATTACATCTTTTAAAAAATCACTCATATTGTCTCCTTAATTATCACTTACTATAACATATCCGTTCAATGTTGTCAAGCTTGTATTGTTTTAACTGCTTTAAATTTAATCTTTAAAGGTTTAGGCTCACCCTCGTTCCATAACCTATATTTTTTGTCTTGTGGTACCCAATCTCTAGGTGGTTTCTCAAATTCGGATTGGTCAATCTTATTCCATAATGTATCTCTTAACTCATCACCAGTTTTACCATTTGTAAATGCAAAGTTTGATTCTACGTTAGTACAAACCTCACATAGTTTTTCCCAATTGTACTCTCTTGTACGTTGAAAATCCCAATACTCTTTTAAGTCTTTGTATGATTCCTCTGTAATAGCCATTATCTTATTATATCTATTTTTGCGTCTGGTGTCCATACCTCTAACTCACTCCTTAATCTATCTTCTTGTTTCAGTTTATTATAACGAGACTCGGCCTTTTTCTTCCACCAATCTATGATATTATTTAGGTTAAATTTATCCCAATTCTCACCTTTAATAATCTCTGTCTTGTTATCTTTTACTACATCTAGATAGTTCTTGATACCATAGTCACTAACATAATATCTTTTTCTTTCAGTTAGTTTCTTAGCATTACTTATAGTTGTATTAAATCTTTCTAAATTAGTTTTGTCTAAACTTCTTTTTACTAAACCAATAATGGCAGTTGTTAGTTTTAACTTTCTACTAGAGGCGTCATCTTTAATAAGTTTACCTACATTTTGTTCAACAAAAGAGGCAAGATCGTGGAAAGGTTTACCATGTATCAAAGGTATAAAATCACTATCAGTTAAACCTTTGTATCTTAAATATGGTTTCATGCCATCATATTGACTTGATGATTTACTATTACCATATAGACTTGTAGTTTCAAACAATGATAAGTTCATACCATATTTGTCATTTAATTTTTCTCTTATAGTATGACTACAACATATAGCAGCCAACAGTTTACCACCTAGATAATTAAAACCAAAAGGTTGAGTTGGTACTATTACAAATCCCATGATAGAAGTCTTATTAAAACTTACTAATTCTGGTACATGAGTTAACAAATCGTTTCTTGGTTTCATGTTTATAACAGGAGAACCACATCTTATAAAACCTACCCACTGACCACTATTCTTTTCTCTTACTGCAATCTTTAAATTTTTACCAGGTACACTTGACATATTAGTATGAGAAGAAGTCATGTTTAATAATGTATCATATGTTTCATTATCTGGCTCTAGTATTTCAAATTCCATATCTTTAGGCGACATATCAAATTTAGAAAATATAGTACCCTCTAGGCCCATGCCAGGCAAAGCAGATGGTACATCTCCTATTTGAGATAACTTTTGATCTCTCATATACTCATCTATACGACTAAACTTTTCAAAGTAGTCATTGAATATATTAGCACAATATAGTGCTTGATCATTTGTTAATGTTTTCATCTTCATATTATATCACGTTCAACTAAATTTGTCAACCTGGTTTCCCCATACGTCCCAACCAGGCATAGAAGTTCTAGCAAATAGTTCTATACGTGGTAAGTCACCACATAATTTTACTATATCGTCTCTGATTCTATCTGGTTTTCTACTATGTTCTCTACGTTCACTCACAACTAATCTATCTACATTACCACCAACTCTCTTTGGTTTACCTCTTGTTGCAAGTATACATGTCTCGGTGTTGGCCCTAGTCCAATATCCTGGACCTTTAAAAAAGTAATTGTTTATTCTATTCTTATTTGTTTTCGCCCACGTGAAACCTACTGTCTTATACTCAAAGCCCCACTTCTCTACCAATGGTATTTGTTTGTGTAGTAAAGGATCGGTACACCACATAAACAATACACAATCTTTGTCTGCTAGGTCACCTATCGGTAAATTTTCTATGTCTTTCATGTTCATTGTAGGATAATGATTGGCAGGATTAGTTTGTGCCTTATCATTATTATAATTTTGAAAATGCCATGGAGGATCGGCATAGATTATATTATACTTTTTTGTTGAGATCATATTCAAAGTTTTGTGTTACATCATTTATATGTACTTGTTTAGCACCGTTCTTAATATGGAAGTGTGTCGCCATTGGCGTTAAAGGAGATAAGGTAACTAATCTTTTAAATTGTTTTTCTTTTGCATATGTGGCTAGTTTATTAATGATCTCTTGTCCTGCACCACGTTTTTTAGACCATACAGTATATGCAACAACAACACCTCCGTCTTTTACTCTAGACATATAATCCATTTCTCTAACAGTATGTGGTACTTCAGGACAAACTGCAATACAAACAATTGCTATAATCTTACCTTCGTATTTTAATCCTAATATCTTTCTATCATGTGTAATTCTAAAACCTAGAGTGAGTTCAGGTCTAACAGGATCCTGGGAAACATCTATGTCATCTAGTTCAACTAACTCTGTACCTTTTATCCACTTCCAAAAATCATCTATTATTTTCATCCGAAAAATGCCTCTAAACTTGCTTTCTTTTCCTGTGACCAGCCTATTGCTTGTAATATAAATCGCATAGGGTCAAGGAATGTTTTTTCAAATTGTGTTTCACGATCTATATATTTGTCTAGTTCAAACTCTTTAGGCAACGTTGTGATATAACTGATTACATCAAATCTAAATGGGTTTGCTTCTATTAGTTTTAGAAATTTAATCTTGTCACCCTCTCGTATGTAAGGATATTGTTTATGTAATTTAAGTTCTTTTAGTTTGTGATTATATATCAATGAACCTTTTACATGTATTGGTGTACCTTTACTGAATATGGTTGCTGGGTTTTTATACTTTTGAATATTGTTACATGATCTAGGAAAAGATATAGCTTCAGCAGATAGAGTATTAAACTCTGTTTTAAAATCAGCAATAAATTTTTGTAAAGTATCTTCATCTTTATTCATAATAATTTTGATTGCTTCTTTAATTTTACCTCTGCAAACTTGTGGTGTAGATGATTTAACTGCCTCAATACCCATGATCTTTAGTTTAGGGTCAGAAAGTCTTACACCCTCATCGTCTAATACGTTTAACATATATCTTTTCTTTGCAACCCATATACCTTTGTTGGCAATTACTTCACGTTTCATTACCATACAGTTCTTAAATGCATTTGTATATTCAGATAATTCATCAAAACATTTTTCAATATACGGCTCTAGTCTACTGTTAACAACCTTATCAATAAAGTTACATATTTGTTCATTGTCTTTACCTTTACAAGTCTTCTCAACTAGTTTATCTAATGTTACATAGATTGAATCTGTATCAGAGGCAACGATATAATCAAAGTCTTCATCTTGTTTTAATATCTTATTCATATAACCATTGACCTTTTCTTCAATGAATCTAATAATGAATTGACCTGCTGTTGTAATAGCACTTGCTTGTCTTACATCATAAAATCTAAAGTATTGATTACCAACTGCACCATAGGCTGAGTTCAAAGCAATCTTTCTTGCCCATTGAATGTTATGACATCTTGCAATTTCTTTTAGTAAATGTGGTTCTTTTGTTTTCTCGTATTCTTTTTTAGCCTTGATCATTCTTTTCTTATAGATCACACGTTCATTGTACATTGTTTCCATCATTTCAGGTAGAAAACCTTGACTATCATTTTTAAACTTTGCACCGTTAGGTGTAACACAGGCATTTTCATTTTTTAAATGAGATAAATCTAAATTACGTTTTAACATTTTGTTTACAGAAATACCAGAATTATCCTGACCTATTATCTTTTCAGGAGAAATATTATATTGTATAATGATATGTGGATATAGTGAGTTAATATCAAAAGAACATACCCACTTGTGCTGGCCAACTGTAGGGTCTTTTACATAAGCGCCTTCATATTTTGTATCTTTACTATGTTCTTCTCTTGGTGGTATACATATGTTTTTTGCCAATAGATGATTAGCAATCAAAGTATCCCACACTCTTACTTGTGAAAATATATCATCATAGTTTACTTTAGATTCATAAGCAACAGTTAATGCTAACTCAATTAAACCAAGTTTATCTTCTAATGCGTCAACAATTTCAACGTCTTGTATGTTATAATCAATAAATTTTTGAAAGTCTTTCTCATAAAATTCTCTGAAAGTGGCATAAGGGTTTTCATTTTTGTTTTGACCAAGTTCTACTTCACCAATATAATCTAGTTTATAACTCTCTTGTCTAGTAGGTATAAACCATCTATACAGATCAAGGTAATCTAACATCACTGTACCTTTTAAAGTATATGTTGTTTGTGGTCTACCTCTTACCATAATCTCTTGTCTTTCAACCATACCCCATGGCGACATCTTGTTTGCAACCTTTTCACCTGCAATCATTTTAATTCTATTCATCAAATAAGGTAAGTCAAAGAATTTAGTATTCCAACCAGTGACAACATCTGGATAATTCTTAAGCCAAAACTTCATAAACTCCATGAGTAAAACGTTTTCGTTTTTACATTTAATAAAAGTAATATCAGTTCTATCTGTCTTGTAATCTCCAGCAGCCCACGTTAAAATTTGTTTGTTAGTTTGATTCTTAACAGTGATACAAATGATTTCTTCGGTAGGGTTTTCTACATCTGGAAAACCATCTGTTACTGTAGTCTCAATATCTATTGTGAATATTTTAATAAACTTTTTATCCCACTTGATGTTTTCTGGAAATTGTTCGTTGATGTATTGATAATGAAATCTTTCTAGACCATATATCGGAGAGTTTTGAGTTGCAACATCACGTCTAAATCTTCTAGCGTCATTGATGTTTTTAAATTTTATAGGATTTAGATTTCTATTATCTAATGTTTTAAACTTACTATCTTTTTGTGTTAAAGAATATAGAGTAGGGCCAAAGTCTATCTTTTCTTTATAGTCTTTGCCATCATGTATACCTCTAACAAGAAGTTTACCTTTGTGTTCTATAACTGATTTATAAAAGTTCATCATCAAGTAAATGTAAAGTTATGCCGTCAAGTTCCTCTGTTAATGGTATTTGACAACTCAATCTGCTACTGCCTTTCTTGTATGAAGATTCGTATTCTAACATACATTGTTCAGTACTATTATAATCTATTTCACCTAATTTGGCAATCCAGGCATTGTTTACATATACGTGACAAGTACCACAAGCACAACAACCACCACAACTAGCAGGAATTTCATCTAGACATGCTTCTTTAGCCGCCTCCATTACTGTCCAACCAACAGGTACTTTTACTTGGACTTTTTCGTTATTTGTCCTAATAAAATTTACCGTTATCACGTAGCTTCTGTTATAAGTTTACTATTTTTTGTTATGATTGAGCTTGTGTTTTGCTCGTAAGATGATCTTATCTCATCTTTTGGTTCTGTCATAAAAACAACTTTGTCTTTACTAACAGTTACCGTATCTTTTTTACCAAAGGCATTGTACAGTGACATCATTAATTGTATTGGTTGTCCTGGTCCTCTTTGTTGAGGTATAATCACGAATGGATTTTTTAAACTTATGCCTTGATCGTTTTCTCCTACCTTGGCAATTACATCTTCGCCTGTAGATAGTCTTAATATTTTCACTTCTTCCATAATATCTCCTATGTTGTTAATTATATACGATTACCTATCAAAAGGCAAGCGTTATTCTTCGTCTTTGTCGTAGTCTTTGTCAACCGGTTTTAGTCTTTTACTTAATACAAATGTTCTATTAGGGTTAACACTAACGTTCATTTGTCTCATTAATTCTCTATTGATAAGTAAGTCTGAATGTGCTCTTGGTCTATTGTCTAATCCTACTTCAACATCTTTATATGTGAAACCATTAAATGTAATATCCATAAGAATCGTTGGTCTTGTTTCAGATGGTTCTTCTCCTTCAGCATTTGCTCTGAATACTTTACTTATACCGTGTCTTGGTTTACTATAAGTTTTACCATTATATTTCCATTTAACAATTTTATCTTTACTTAAAATATCATCGGCGTGTAAAGCACATGCTTTGGCACCGTTACCTGTATCTAATTTTGCTCTAACTTTCATACCGTCTTCTAGTTCTACCGTTTCTAACCAACCACATTCTAAAATTGATTGTCTATCCCAATTAGTTCTATCTGAAATATAGTCTACTAGATACTCCATCATTTTTTCTCCGTCTATTCTACCAGATGGTTCTGGGTCTGAATAGTAATCTTTGTATTGATAACCTTGATAGTCAGCACCTGATCCTGGACTACCATTGATTTCTAAAATATATGGTTTATTTTTAAATACTATATGATCAACTCCAACCATATATGCTTTAGAAGCTCTTGAAGCCTTTAAAGCTAATTCGTGTTCTTCATCGTTTAAAATATAAGGCATTGCCTCAGCACCTCTGTGGGTGTTTGATCTAAAGTCATAACTACTATGTACTCTTTTTGTACTTGCAATAACTTTATTATCTACTACAAAAGTTCTTACATCAAATTTTGTAGGCATAAATTCTTGTATCAAAAGTTCAGCACCTAATTTCCACATCGCTTGTACAGTGGCAACTAGGCCCTCATAACTTTCTATCTTAACTACACCAACACCTTGTGTACCTGTTAGTGTTTTTAATATAAGTGGAAACTTACCACCAATTAAATCTAGTCCAGTTTTAATGTTTTTCTCGTTAGATATAAATGCTGTTCTTGGTGTAGGTATACCATGCTTTTCAAATAGTAAAGCTGATGTTAGTTTGTTATCACAAGTAAGCATAGAAGCTCTTGTGTTCATCATAAATGATTGTGAATTTTGAAAGGCAGATATTAAAGATAGTCCAGCTTCGTCTTCCACTGCACCACCTCTTGTTATACAGGCAGTATCTTTACCTACGAAAGTATGTTCACCATTCTTACCATCGTAGTTAAACACCGTTAGGGTGTTCTTATCTTCATCTTTACCTGTGATAATGGTTGTTTTTGTATTGACTATAATACATTTAATCTTTTGTTTGATACAAGCTTTTTCTATAAGTTCAACAGTTGAATCCTTGTTAGGTTTATCTGAATCGTTTATAGTTAGGATAGCAACTGTCATTGCTTTATCCTTACGTGTCTGTTTGTTCTCTGTTATATAGTCTTTAAACTTTGGTATCTGCATTATCTTCCTTAACTATTTTCTTACCTATATTATATTTAGCAGATAATATCCACTCTTTTTTCTCTTTAAATGGTAATACTTTAATTTGTGATAATGGTGCCTTGTTTGATTTTGCTGTTTCTTTGTCAACAATATCTATTAAATTCCAGTCTTGTAATAATATAGCAATAGTATTTCTACGTTGAATATCGTTATTGATTAGAGTTGCTTTCTTGCCGTCTAAAGCAAACAACTCTTTAAAATGTACTATGTAATATTTTCCTTGTTTATGTAGAATATGACAAGATTGAAATAATGTTTTATCTTTTCTACTTGCGACACCTATTCTAGTAAGTGTTTCTCTGACCTTTAAAAAATCATCTGGTTGAGTTAACATTACTTCTAACATGCTATCTTGCAACCACTTAACTTCTTCATTCATTTAGTTCTCCCGCCTTTGTATGTGGCTTCTTTAATCTTATTAATTTGTTCTTTTGTGAGTATAGATAGGGCTTGCTTTGCTTTTTCATTACTATAGCCATAATACTCTTTAACATATTCCAAGTCATTTAGTTTTGTTTGCTTAAGCCATCGGCCACCAAAACGTTTCTTTGGTCTGATACTATTTAGTAAAAAAGTAAACTGTATATCTTTGTCCAAGAAGTGATAACCATTCATTTCATTAGCATGTGCTAGTGTGTCATAGAACATGGATAAACACTTATTTATGATGTATGGAGGGTATTTTTTAGTCCAGGCCGTATCGGTGGAGTTCAAAAGGTTCTCTTTTGATTCGTTTATTGCTTTTAAATAGTCTTTTAATTCGTACATAATATAAATCTGGTGCCCTTTGTCCGAGTCGAACAGACGACCTACTGATTACAAATCAGTTGCTCTACCAGCTGAGCTAAAAGGGCTACTTTCTAAATCTGTTTCTGCCCATATAGTGATCACCCGGCTCATAGTCCCAACGTTTTCCATGATGTCCTCTGATATCTGCATACCACATTCTTAATTTTACTATAAATTTCCTAAAAATTGTTCTTCTTGCCACTTCTTTTTTCTTACCTTTATCTTTAATGTTGTAAATGATATATTCATTCTTGATCGTATTTATACATCCAGTTATTTAAACTTACAATTAGCCATAATCTCGGTCAAACAAGCGATTACATTGATCTCATGGTCTGCTACAAAGGCAGCCTTGTATTGATATCCAGCAATAATAAGTATTGCTTGTGGTACAGATTTAGGATCCAAGGTACCAGATAGATTATCATATACACCTCTGAATAAATCAGTAGCGTCTATATCTAAATGTTGGATTACCCACTTTCTCATATTATCAAACTCTTTTTTCTTCAAGAAACTCATAAGATTCTTATAATCTGTTTCTTTTAAATTGAATAATATACCACTGTCAATCTTACCACGTACAGAATACCTTTGAAGTTCGTTTATAGTTCTTCTAAAGTCTGGATAATGTTTCTCAATTAACTGAGCTAATATCTTCTTATCATACTCAATCTCTTGTTCTTTTAAGACACCCTCCATACGTTGCATAAATGCTATAGCTGTCTTCTTAACTTGACCATTAGTGACCTTAAAGTCAATAACAGTACAACGACTATGTAAAGCTGGTATGATTTTGTTCTTATAGTTACAAGTAAATATGAATCTACAGTTATTATAAAAACTTTCTATGAAGTTTCTTAAAGCAGGCTGTACAGACTCGGCGTTCATGTAATCTGCCTCGTCAATTATGACTACTTTGTGTTTTGATTCTGTATTAAAAGATACTGTTGTTGCAAAGTTTTTAATCTTATGCCTCAAGGTATCTATTTGACGACCCTCATCTGAACCATTAATTATGATATAATCTAAATTTAGTTGTTCACACAAGGCTCGTGCTACAGTTGTTTTACCAGTACCAGCAGTACCGGTTAATAACATATTAGGTAATTCTTTTTTATCTAAAAATTCTAAAAATGTTTTCTTTGTATCTTCTGGTAAGATACAATCTTCAATAGTCTTTGGACGGTATTGTTCCACCCATAAGAAATCTGCCATAATATAAACCTCACTTTATTTTTTTTCATCATATTTTACAGTGACATCATAGCCACCTTTTCTATCTGTCCACCAATCGTCTTCTCTATCATAATCATGTTCACTTAAAAACTCCCAAAATTTATCATGTTCTTCATCACTAGGTTTTTCACCTATTGCTTCTAAAGGACTTTTAAATTCTTGTTCTTGGTGTGATATGATTTCTTTAAATCGTTGTACAGAGCCAAACTCCTTAATGATTGCCTCGTCATCTACGTTGTATGTAAACTCGGAGGAAACAGAGTGCCATTCAGTTTTTTTAACTATCATTAAAATTCTGAATCAGGTTCTAATGCGATCCAATATTGTACGTTCTTACCTCTAGAAATGAAACTGGATATTTTTGCTTTTGAGATTGCTACATCGTAATCATCTGGTATCATTTTAAAGTTTTCTGATTTAAAGTAAGCAGTAAACTTAACATCTGATTCGCCAATTACAGTAGATACTTCGTTAGAAGATTTATTCTTCTTATCTGTTGCAACAAGTTTAATGTTTTTACCATCACCTATTACAGATACATCTGGTAGATTTAACGTTGTAACACCTTTGTGTAATTCTGCTAAGTCATCGTTCTTTAATGTAAATGTGACATGATTATCTGGCATATTAATCTTGTTAGGTGTAAATACAGTAGATTTATCAGAAAAGAAATACTTAACTGATTTACTAGATTTAGCCTCACTGATTGTCATGCTAGAACCACCATTAAATTTAAGTTCAGGACTTTTAAATAAGTCTAGTGATCTTAAAAATTGTGGTAGATCATAGATAGCAAATTCGCTATCAAATTTTTCTTTTATTTCAGCTTCTGCTAAAATATTTCTCATATTGGAAATAGTTTGTATTTTATTTCCTGGCTTAATTAAAATATTCTGATTAATATCAGAAAAGTTTTTTAACATAGCAATTGTTTCTGTTGACAAGTTCATTATATATTCACCTTTTTTCATTGTTTAATGGAGCGGATACTTGGTACTGCCCCAAGTTCTAAAGATTGGAAATCTCTCATAATACTTTTATACTATATCCGCATTATTGATCCTATTACAGATCAAATAAAAAGTCAAGCCTTAAACTGACTCTTTAATTTCTTTTACTTGTAAGTAAGATAAAACGTTTTCTGGAGAAGAAACACCATACGGATCCGAAGGATCGTTGATCTCTTTACCAGGTTCTACAAACATTTTCTCTATCTCACCGTCATTTATTATAGCTGCATATCTCCAAGAACGATAACCAAAACCAATGGCTTCTTTGGTAACTAACATATCTAATGCTCTTGTTAGTTCGCCATTACCATCTGGTATCATCTTAACGTTTTTTATATTTGAAGCATGAGCCCAAGCATTCATCACATACGAATCATTTACTGAAACACAATAAACTTCATCTATGTTGTGAGAAATCTTGAAAGCTTTTGTACTTGATTCAAAACCAGGTAGTTGTTGTGATGTACATGTAGGTGTAAAAGCACCTGGTAAACTAAACAAAACAACTCTTTTATTGTCAAAGAGATTAGCTGATGTTACATCAACCCATTTGCCGTTTTCAAAGTTACATTCTCCTGATTCGTTCAGGTCACCAACTCTAGTTTTAAATGTTATTTTTGGTATCTTAATCATAATATACTTTCATTATATAATAAAAGAGAAAGGAAGTCAATGCTCCCTTTCCCTTTAAGTTTGTTTATTTTATCTGTATTGTTCTAGCCTTTTTGTTCTCTGGTATGATTCTTTCCATAGAAACACTTAAAAGACCATCTTTTAGTTCAGCACCTTTGATTTCTACATCATCGGCAATAGTAAAAGACTTGGTAAACATACGTTTGGCAATACCTTTGTGTAGCATGCCATCATTGTCCTCAACCTCTTTCTCTGATTCGTCTTTAACAGATTTAATTGTTAAGGTATTTTCTTCAAAAGACACAACAACGTCCTTCTTACCATAGCCTGCAAGAGCAACCTGAATAGCATAGTTATTAGGTCCTGTCTTAACTATATTGTATGGTGGATAGTTTGGAGTGTTTATAGAATCGTATTGGTGATCAAACATTCCTTGGAATTGGTCAAACACCTCATCAAATCCTACTGATAGTGGTCTTAATTGATTGAAAATTGAAATTGCTTTATTAGTCATTTTATCTCCTTTGTTAAGCAAGTTAATGTTAGTAGACCCATTATGGCGTCTACAGTTATTTATATAGGGATTGTTTTTTAAATTACAACCCCTATAAAAATTATTTTAGATAGTGGTTAAGAAATTACTTTCTTTGTTTTTAACATCTTGTCCTAGAAAGGCTTCAATATTCCATGGCCACTCACCATGTTTCTTTTTATACTTGTATGCCTTTTCTATACCTCTTTCAAGTTGTTCAAAAGATTTTCTCATATCTTTTCTTCTTGTATCAAGACCTCTTTTTTCAGTAGGTGCTTTAGTATGCAATAAAAAGTATGAAGCTTTATCAGTTTCATCTAATCTTTTCAATGCATTGGTAAGATACTCATATTCGTATCCTTCTAAAACAGACCAACCAAATTTATCTCTATTGGTATCGTGACTTCCACCACAAACATAAGGGTATTTTTCACCTTTATTGATATTCTTTTCCATAAATGATGGTATATCACTAGACGGAAAAGTTCTTATGTCTTGATAGGCACCGTTTTTTCTAACAGTTGATAACACCACCTTTTTAAAAGTAGTATGGTGTAAGTTTGTTGTATTCTCTGTAAGATAGTCCGTTATTGCTTGCTCAGTATTACCTATAAGATTTTTACTAATTAGGTATGACATAATATTAGTCAAGTCATCAGCTGTACTTGCAAGTTCAGGTTGATGGTCGTTTTCTCTAATTTGTAAAGTTGACATTGCCAAATCAGATTTAACACCTTGTGTTCCTAATTCGTATTCATCAAATATCCACTCATTAACACCCATTTTTCCAAACGCTGAAAATCTATGAGCACCAGCAACAAGTTCATATTCATAAAATACTCCGTCAACCCATTGATGTTTTTTTGTAACAATCGGTGGTCTTTTAGAGTAATCTATTTCCTTTAAAGCTACTGCTAGTTTGTTAATGTGGTCTTGATTAAGATATTTTTTCCTAGCTCTGTTAAGAGTTTTACCCTTAGCAGTCTTTGGTATGTATATCTTACTTATTGGTATTATTTTTGTTTCTATGTATTTTGAACCAGGAGAAACAATAAGAGTCCTGGTTAGTTTGTTTATATCTAACATTTTTTCCTTTTTTTAGTGAAGCCAACACAGGAGCCAAATGCAACCTATTGGTCAACTTCTATTATATAAGCACGTATGTACTTATAGAAATTCACTAGGCTGAGGATCCCTACCAGTTCCCTAGTGAATATCAATAAGTGGTGTTTTCGTTTATTTAAGGACCATAAAAACACCAAAAACGTTAGTCCGTATCCGAAGCTTATAAGCTTCATTTAACGCTGTCAAAAGGACTTACGAGCAGCCTTGACCATAATATATATATCAAATATAACGTTAAATCTATAAATTTCTTTCACGTAATTTTTTTGCTTTCTTGCTATTAGCAATCATTTCTTTTGTTTTTCTTCGTTTTTTATCCGAAGGTTTTTCAAAATACATTTTTTCTTTGTAAGTTTTTAAAAAATTATCTTTAAGATACTTACGTTTTAATACACGCAATGCTTGTTCTACGTTTCCGTTTCTTACATCTATTTTTATTCCAGACATATAATTAGTGGCTACCTTTCTGTTTTTAATTATCCTAGTTTAACGGTGGTGCCCACTACAGCACCACCAAGGATTACACTAAACTAGATATTGTCAGAGTCTTCCGACTCATCTTTATCCTCGTCAGGATCCGATTGAGCAGCTATATCCTGTTGTCTATTCTGTTCCATAATGTCTTCAACACTTGAACCAGAGTCTACTTTAGTATACAACTCTACAAACGAATTTTTTGTATCATCATCAAATCTATTAGTACACATTGTAATAGCTTTAACTTTATTATTAAATATAGCATAAGCTTGTGTTATGTGGACTAATCTTCTTGTTGAGATAATCTCATCTACACCACCATCAAAGTAGGTTTTTCTGATTACATCTGCCCATGTAGTCAACTTCTCAATAAAACCTTTGTCTGTTTTACCAGCCGCCTTTAATGTATTGGTTAATATTTTTTTCTCAATAGCCGTACTTGGATATTTCTGCTCTAATGTAACAGGAAATCTTTCAAGAAATGCTTCGTTAAGAATGTTAGTTCCGATAAACTTACCATCTTCACTACCTTGACCTTTAGTATTGGCAGTAGCAACGATGTTGAAACCTGGAGCAGGTTTAACAAACTTGTTTATCTTTTTAACGTACACACCTGATCCTTCAAGTATTGGTTGTAGACACATGATTTTATTAGAAGCTAAATCAACTTCATCTAATAATAAAAGAGCGCCTCTTTCCATTGCCTCAATAACAGGACCGTTTTGCCAAACTGTTTGGCCATCTTTAAGTCTATAACCACCTAATAGATCGTCCTCATCGGTTTCAATTGTTACGTTAACTCTGATTAATTCTTTTTTAGCCTCAGCACAAGATTGAATTACACCCATAGTTTTACCATTACCAGATAAACCAGTTATGAATATAGGGTAGAATCTACCAGACTTTACGATAGATTTTACATCTGTATAGTTACCAAAAGGAACGAATATAGGATCCTTTTTAGGAACAATATCGCCAACTAAAGATGAAACAATATAAGCAGCCTCATTTTTAGTTTCCTCAGCAACTGCTGTGGTCTTTTTAGTATTAACTACAGATTTTGTGGGTACGGAAACGTCCTCACCATCTACAGGTAATTTGAATAAAGATTTACCTAACTTGTAATCTTTATTTTTAATCAACCATTGTGGAGCATACTTACAGCCAAATTTTACATTGGCTTTCTTTAACTGCTCTACAGTTAATTCTTTTTTATTAAACATAGCATAAGCATGTTCAACAAATTGTGTTTGTTTTAGTGTTAACATAGTGTTATCCTTTTTGTTACGTTGTTTTTATCCTTTATCCTATCAGGTTTTACCATAGAAAGCAAGCCTAAAATAACTGTTGATACCAGTACCATCTAGGCAACCTCCTCTATGAATTTGTTTAAAAGTGTTCTAGAAGTGATTCGTCCTTTCATACTTTTACTGAATAAGTTCTTAATTTGACCTGGTTTAGAGTCTTCTTTTATCGTGGAAAGGTCAGTATTTTGAACGGCCATAGATTTACCATTAAGTAAGAAATATTTGTTATAACCTTTGTGAGTTACAACGGCACACTTCTCTTTAGTAAATTTACTTTTGATCTCAGCCATAGCTTTTTCTCTTTGCTCAAATGTTTTACAGTGTTCAACATAATCACCAATAGTCCACCATTTAATTTGTTTTAATACAAAGAAACCAATTGTCTTAATGTTATGTTCTTTTTGAATCATACCTAACAACTGATTAGTTAATTGTGATCTGCCATCTTCGTTAACATATTGTTTTTTACCAACTTTAATAACAGTTCTAACTGGTACATACTTGTCACCACCATTTAAAGAACCTCTTAAATCATCTTTATGTTTTTTGGTAAGTTTACCATCAACGTCAATTAGTTTACTATCACCACTGTAATTGGCACCACCGTCTGTTAAGGTAATAAAAGTCATCTTCTCAATATTGTATTTCTTTTTAAACAAAGGTACTAGTTTTAAACAAGTAACTAAAGCTTCGTTAAGTGGAGTAGTACCTAAACTGTATTGACTAGGCATATGAAATCTACTACCCTCGTATTGTGGTTTAGCATCCCAATATGACGCTCTAGTGTGGTTGTCATAACATAGACCCATGTTATAAAGATACATAAGAGACTCTTCTAACTCTTTCTTTTTAAGAGTATGATCTACCATTTCAATTAAATTATAGTTCTCTAAAAACATATCGTTTGCTTTGTATTTCCAAACAGAGTTTTTTGAAGAGGTATCTCTATGAGCTATGCCTTGCTTGTGGCAATATTCAGTTGTAAATGCATATACTTTAAAAGGTATATTAATTTTTCTACAAAACATTACTAGATTGATTAATTGATCAATAGTCTTTTTAAGGTCAGCACACATACTACCAGACCAATCTAACAACATCATCATACCATGATTTTTTTCAGTAGGTAAGATAGTTAATCTTTTGAATATATCATCACTGAATCTGTAATCTTTTAATTTAAGAGGATCAATAGTACCTGTTTTATCAGTACTTGCTCTCTTGTAAGCAGTAGCAGATTTTTTCATTTCAAACTCTTTAACAAGATAGTTAACAGTTTTCATGTTATCACTTTGATACTTTTTAAAGTCATTTCTCAACCAGTTTAAATATTGAATTGTACTAGCATAATTATAAGTTTCTGATTTGATATATTCTCTCATTTCTTTTAAGAAAGTTTTATTTCTAACAACAACTTTTTCTAGATTAGTATCTGGTAAAGTAACATAACTGTAATCGTATTTTGTCTCTGTAATATTTGCTGTGTTTTCTTGATACTTCTTATCAGTAATAGCAATAAATTTTCTAGAGTCTAGACCTGAACCATCTACTGTAGCTGCACCATCACCATGAGTAGTTGATTGTTGCGACTCGTTGTTACCATCTTCTTGATCACCGTCTTGCTTTTCATCATCTTGTTTTTCAGCAGACTCTTGATCTTCATTTTGTTCTTCACTATCTGACTCATCAGGTTTTTGATGGTCATCTGGTTGTTTGTAAAGTTTATCTAGATTACTACCAGAAAAGTCACTATTTTTTTCTTGTTTTTTAGTTTCTTTTTTCTGCCAATCTAACATCTTCTTGGCTAACTCAACAACATCTTTAAATGATTTTAAAGCATTAACTTTATTAATCCAGATATTATCTAAAGTAGAGAAAAATATTGGTAGTCTTTTTGAAGACTTATAAAACATATTGATCTTATCAATTAACATGTAGTCTTTATTAATATCTTTGTCTTTAGTACCAAAGAAATTTGCTTTGTTAAGAATATCAAAACCATTAATGTAGTTTCTAACTACACCAGGATATTGTGTTTGTATTTTTTTATCTATTCTACAATCTTCTAGAACATTTACATAAGCACGTAGCTCATCATCTTGAATTTTTGCCCACGACTTATAAGGAGTAAAGAGAGCATGAGCACACTCGTGGGCGATAAGCATGTCATAAACATCTGGCGATTTTGTTTTGAATATTGGTAATGTAAGTACTCTGTTTTTTACATCAAACGAAGCAGTACGTACATTGTTATGTTGAATAGTTATATTTTCTGTAGCGATAAGTTTAGCTAGTTGACTTTTTTGGTCAAGGCTAATATTTGTAGTGGTATTTTTTTTCATATACACTTATCCTATATGGAAAATACAGAAAAGTCAAGCCATTAAATATCGTTGATTTTACTTACTTTTTGAAAGAACACAACCAGAACATTATATTTTTCATGGTAGATTCGTTATCTCCCTACCTGATTTAAGTACTTTTCCTTGCACTGTTCCCAATCAAGGTATATTAAATCATCATAGAAGTGTGATTCTTTAGAGAATCTATCGGTTGCTAGTAAGTTTTTAATTCTTTTAGAGGCATGTTTATCTTTCCATACTTTAACTAATGCTTCGGTAGACGAATCAAATCTAGATATTAGACCGTCATCTTTTACTTCACCTCTTAAATACTCATAAGTGTTTTCATATAATCTTGCAAAATAGATACCTCTAGCATGATCTGTTTTAATTAGTTTTTTATCTATACCCATTTTAGAATAGGTAAACATATATGATCTATTCTTATGATCTCTCTTTAATGGTTGGCCGTTGGCTCTTGTTGCCTCATACCATTCAAAGTATTTTCTAGTATGATTTTTCTTTAACCATTGTTTAATTAGTTTTTTAGTTTCTGGTTGTGGTTCATATGATACTGACCCCATAGTAAAACCCATACGTTTCCAGTATTTTAAACCATCGTATTGACTTAATGTATTTGCTTTTGCCTTACCATATAAAGATGTTGTGGTAACACCAACTAGTTTGTCACCATACTTTTCTTGCCATATTCTCTGTACTTCATCTGATAAACATAGATATGCTAATAGTTTACCACCTGTGTAACTGTAACCTAGTGGTTGTGTTGGTACAATAGAAGAGCCAATTGCTGTATGATTAATCATACCACCAAAAGTTTTACTCTGTCTATCCCAACCAATAGCACTGTCTCTAGGTGTTAAATCCATAAAGTCACCAGATATACAAATGACACCTAAATGTTTACCTGATCTATTATCATTTACATTAAAGAATAACTGTCTACCAATATTACTATTGTTTTTCATAGTAGATAGGAAAGTTCTTAATGTATTCCAGTTCTCTGATAGTTTGGCAGTTCTTACTGCTTTGCCTTTGAAATTCTTTGTACTATCATCTGTAAATTCTAATACAGGTTCTAACTTATCATAATCTTCAGGTGATTCGGGAATCCAGATATTGTTTCTAACTGTATCTATTTGAGTTCTTTGTTCAGGTGATGTTAATATTTTTTCAGTACCATACAGTGTAGTTGATTCGGTTGTAGGATATTTTCTATGTACTTCTTGCCACTTTTGAAATAATGTATACTCTTGTACTGTCATTTTGGACACGTAACCAAGGTCTTTTTCTATGGCTTCTTTAAGTACTCTCTCGTCTATATCTTCTAAATTAGATATATCATTTTCGTCTTGAAACTGTTGCCACTTTTTCTCAACGCCTTCTAAATCTTGCTTAGCGTGTATATCAAAGTCTTCTTTTGGTACTGCTGTCATAATGTAATCCTATCATAAACTTTCCTTAATGTCAAGCCTACTATGGAATCATTCTATTATCTACTTTTTCCATGGCTTTCTTATGTTTTTCATAGGCTTTCATTTGTTTTCCTGCTTTTTTATATGCCATATCTAGTTTCATTTTAGATACACCATCTATAAAAGTCTTGCCTAACGTGTGTTCGTACTCATGTTGGAATACTCTACTAACAACACCATCAAGGTGGCCTTCTTGTAAGGCACCGTTCTCGTCTTCATACTTAACAACTACTTTTCTTGGTCTAGTTTTTGATATGAATACAAAAGGAAAAGTTAAACAACCCTCTTTCATTACTACTTCTTCCTCACTTTTAGTAACTATAAATGGATTGAAACATGCCATTTTTAAACCTTTTTCTATATGATCGTGAGCACCTAAAACAAACATGTTAAAAGGTAATCCTACCTGATTCGCTGTAAGACCTATACCACCATATTTTAACATTGTCTTAAACATTTTATCTGATAGTTCTTGTCTATCCTTGATACCATGTTCTTCTAGCATGTCATCTGAAAAAGGTGCTATTGCTGATTGTATTCTAGGGTCTCTTGGTGGTACTAGTTTAAAAGTACCATCATCTATGTTATCTGTTGGTGTAATAAAACCTGTCTCTGGTTTCTTCTTCATCATATCTGTAGCCTTATCTGTATATGACTTAGGACTCTGTTTATTTACATTAGCAGAAATCTTATTCATCTGTACTTTTGGCTTCTTCATTACATTTTTTTGTGTACTTCCCATATTATCTCCTATGCTGGTTGTAGTCTTGTGAAGTTTTTATACTTCTCATATTTAATTATATTAGTAAATTTATCAAACATTATATCTCCTTTGTGTGATATAATAAAGATGTTTTCTTTTGTAAGTTGTGTTATGATCTTAAAGAAATCATCTGTACCTTGACCATCTAAACTACCATCAAATATTTCATCTAGTATTAATAGATTGGTGTTTGTACTATTTTTCATCTTAGCTATGTGTCTCCATGTAAATAATAATGCAAGGTCTATTCTCATTTTTTCACCCTCACTAAAGTTATTATAGTTAAAGGTATCTCTGAATCTACTCTTTACTGTTTCATTAAACTCCTCATCTAGATGAAACGATACAAAGAAATCCATTGCCTGTAAGTGTTGATTAATTAAGTTGTTCATTATTGGAACATACTTACGTATAATCTGTGCCTTGGCACCTCTGTCATTTAGTATCTCTCTTAATATATCTACATAATTTTTTTGTTCAACTATTCTATCTCTTTCAACCTTAGTTTCTTCTAACTGTTTATTAAGTTCTTCTAGTTGTGCCTCAATCTCTTTACCATCAACTTGTTTGTTTTCTAACAATCTTATTTCTTCATGTATTCTATTGCTAAACTTATTTATCTCATCTAAAGAAGTTTCAAATTTAGATATATCAATATTTAGTTCATGTATCTTTTGAGATACTTTGTTCATTTCTGTTAGTTTTAATTCTGTATTAGCTATTTCATTTAGTATTTCTTCCATACCATCTGATAGAGTTTTTACTTTTTGTCTGATTGACTCTGTCTTTTTTGATTTAAAATCTTGATCTATAGGTTGTGTACACGTAGGACAGTTATCATTTTTTTCAAAAAACTCTAATGTTTTCTGGTGGGTAGAAAGATTAGTCTCTATCTTAGCTTCTAGTTTAGATAGTTGGCCTACCTTTGTTTGTACTTTATCTTTATTTTCTACATCTTTTTTCTTATAACCTATTTGTTCATTTAATTCTTCTATCTTTTTACTATACTCTTTACTATCTTCTTTATTTTTGTTGACCAGCTGTTTCTTACCATCTAGGTCGTTCATATTAAGGTCGGAGATAGCATTGAAGTGATTTAACTCTGTTTCGTACTTGGTTTGTATTAGATCAGCACGATGTTTCATTTCTATAACCTTTTTAGCCAGGTCTGATTGTTGGCTTCTTAATATTAAATCCATAAGTCCGAATACTCTAATGTCTAATATCTCTTCCACAACTTCTCGTCTGTATCTGGGTTTCATCTTCATAAATGGTTCGTATGATGAAGCACCTAATAACACTACTTGTAAAAAAGACCTGTAATTAAGTCTCATTATATTTTGTTCTAGATATTTTTGATAGTCTATACTATTGGCGTCTTGATTTAAAAGAGTACCATCACAATAGATTTCAAATATGTTAGGTTTTATGCCACGTATAATTCTATATTGTTTTTGACCTACAGTAAAATCTATTTCTACAATACATTCAGCATTGTTTATTGAGTTTACTATCTGATCTTTTTTTATAATTCTAAATGGCTTGTTGAATAAAACAAAACATAAGGCGTCAAGTAAAGTAGATTTACCTGATCCGTTTTGACCTACTATTAGTGTTGTGTGTGATTTATCTAACTCAACTTCTATAGGTATATTACCTGTAGATAGGAAGTTTTTGTACATTATCTTTTTAAATGTTATCACTCACTGGCCTCCGAATATAATTCTTTTGCAAATTCTTTTAGTTTGTTTTTATCTAAATCGGTATCTACCTGTTCAATATAGTTACCTAAAAATGTTAGTGTATCTTCTCCTTGATCTATAGTATCAACTCTAACAGTTTGTGTTATATCATTTGTATCTTCATTTATAATTAACTCATGTATATTTGTGTTGTTATAAAATCTTTCTACTAGATTACCATACATTTCTGGATTAGTTTTTCTGTTAACAAATAGTTTTACAAAACAATTTTCATAAGAAGATAAATCTAAATTGTCATAGTTTTCTTTAGTATCGTCATATGATAGTTTTTTAAATATAGGTAAAGGGTTCTCTATTCGTTCTAGTTCTCTGGTATCTGTATCAAATATATGAAAACCTTTAGGGCAATTATAGTCTGACCACATAATTTGATATTGTGTACCTAGATAAAAGATATGTCCGTCATCTGATTTCTTATGAAAGTGACCAGAGAATACCTTTTCAAATCTTCTAAAGTTTTGTTTTTCTAGACCGTGTTCATTCATAACTCCTTTGTGCATTTCAAAACCTTTTACTTCTAAATGGCCAAAGGCAATTTGTGATGTAGAGTTGTCTAGTTTATGTAGAGTATCTTCCATGTTATCTTCACATATCCATGGTATTAATAATACATCAAGACCATCTAAAGTTATTTCGGTGGCTCTAGTGTATATCTTAACTTCATTACCTACATTAAGATTTTCTAAAGCATTAACTTCATTTGTATTCTTATAATAAGTATCGTGATTACCTAGTATAACGTGAGTTTCTATATCTAATTCTCTTAATCTATCCCAAAATATCTTTTTAAAGTTATGGGCTGTATTATGATTAATAAATTTACGTCTATCAACTACGTCACCTAAATGTACTAAACATTTAATATTATTCTTGATAAGATAAGGAAAAAATTGTTCCTCATAAAACTTATTCTGATAATTTATAAAGTGTGGAGAATCATTACGGCAACCAAAGTGTGTATCATTTAGTAGGGCTATCTTCATAATTTTCAAAAAAATAATCTAAACTATTCTTACTTGTCCTTTTCTTACGTTTCTTTTTACTATTTTTAATTTCTTCAGCAATCTTTTCTTGTGCGTCCATTGGTAGATTTTTCTGTAGATATTCAGTCATTTGATTCTTAAACTCTCTATCTTCACCTGGTTGCAAAGCAAAGTCATCTAAATTAGACTTGCTGATTAATTTGTGTTTAATAGTTACTTGCTTTTTCTCTTTTTGTATTCTACGTATAAACGCATAATAGATTATTTGAGTGAAGTAAGCAAACGGATTATTTGATTTTTTACCATCAAAGTTGTCAAGATATTGTAAACAGTTTTCTATACCATCTGATATCATGTCATCTTTAAAAGTATAATTTATAAAATTAGGTCTGTATGACAAGTGATTGGCGATCTTTAAAAAACAAGAACCAAGATAGTTTCCTACCATCGGTTTATCTTCTTTTAATCTGGCCGCTCTTCGTACAGCTTTTCTGTACTTATTCATTGCCTCTAAAAACTCTTTGTTGTTAACATAGTGTTCTTTTTTTGTTTTACTCATAGTCTTAATATAACACCTTTCAGTTTAAATGTCAATGTTTTAAGCTTTTGGAGCGGGTGATCGGGGTCGGACCGACGGCCTTCTCGTTGGCAACGAGACGCTCTACCACTGAGCTACACCCGCTTAAAAAAATTTCGGTTTGTGCCGAAATCAGCATTGACTTTTTGGTGATTTTATGTATAATGAACGGTGTAGCCGTTTGGGGAGAAGCTCCAGGTACCTGGTCTCCTCTAATGTAAAGTTCCTTCATCATCGTCATCATATATTGAATCATCAAAGATTCTATTAATTTCTTTATTCTCTGTTGTGGTAAATTTGACGGCAGATTTTTTCATATCTTTATCTGCCAGAGGAATATCCTCATATGTATCAACAACACCAAGATAACTCTTACTCATACTATCATTAGCATTTGTAATTGTCATTATCTTATCTTTTGGTATAGTAATTTGTTCATCGTTAGTATAGGCCGTCCAACGAATCAATGCAATGTAGTCCTTAAAACCTTGCACTGTTATTTGTGGCACGTATTTTATTTGTAAAGGCTTTTCTATATTGATTGTTTTGTTTTTTGGATCTAATTGTCTTTTAGTAAAGTCAACCACGCAAACGATATCGTCTCCGTTCACCAACTTAATAATCTTAATGTTATTTTCCATATGATTATTTATCCTTCTTTAGCTCTGCCAATACACAATGAGTACCACCAGTTTTTGTTGTTATATCATAATCTAATAAAGATGTTTCTTTAAATACTTTCATATTATACCAACCTTTGTTTTTTCCAGGATATTTTATTTCATTAGGTAAATAATCATGGAAAACAATTTTAAAATTATCCGTAGTTCTTTTTAATATTTCTTCACAATCATAAACGCCGATTGATCCGTCAACAAACACAAAATCAAAATCTCTAACATCGTATAGTTTCCAATAATCAGTACTTTTACAATGGTATCCGTGTATCTTATCTTCTATACCAATATACTCAAAAATATCGTCTTTATCAATAGTATGTACCTCTGCTCTGTTTGATATTAAAGCAGTTGTACTTTTACCTGTACCGGTACCTATCTCTAGTATCTTTTTAGCATAATGACTTTCTTTTAACAAAAATCTAAAATCTTCATCTGATATCATTTCAAATCTATATTGTGTATTTCATAATTAAAATCTTCACCACTGTAAATATTTATCCGTTCACGAAAATGTGCCAACGTATAATTTTCTTTGTCTTTATAACTTATATCATCTGCTATATCATATAAAGTCGCAGCTGAATCATTGTCCTTTAATCTTAAACCTCTACCAATACTTTGTAAATTTCTTATGCGAGATTTAGAAGGACTAGCAAAAATAATGTTATGCAAATTCCGTATATTAATTCCGGTTGAAAAAGTGCCGTAACTAGCAACAATAATGGCGTTGTCGCTTTTCTCCGTAATTTCTCTAATCTTTTCTCTATCATCTGTTTCTACTCCTCCATGTACATAGAATACATTTTTATCCTCTGCCTTTTCTTTTATCATTTTTACAAGTTCGTCACCATGTTTTTCAACGTATTGAAATAAACATAAAGTATTTCCTTGTAAACTAGAGGCCAAGTTTCTAATGTATTTGTTTCTTTTTTCATTTCGTACCAAGTAATCCATCTCCTCTTGGTAGTTCTTATCTTTCATCATATGTCTTACTTCTTTGTCATGTTGTAATACTAAACATATAATTTTTAATTCGGCTAATTGTTTGTTCTCTTGCAATTCACTTGTAGATATAACCTTATTAACAACACCAAATAATCCTTCTAACACTAACTTATGTGTTTTAGTACCATCTAAAGTACCTGTAAGACCTATTCTATACTTACATTTTTCTAGTTTGGTCATTATCTTTGTGAGTGAAACTGCCTTAAATAAGTGTGCTTCGTCACCTATGACCATACCAAACTGTTTAAACCATACTTTTGGTTGATTGTATATTGATTGCCATGTAGATATAATAACGTTTTTATTAGTATCTTTATCATGTCCTTGATATATTTTGTGTACGTTTTTGTCTGGATTCCAACCATAATCCTTGAAGTCTTTGAATAGTTGTTCTACTAATGATGTTGTTGGTACTATAATAAGTATCTTTTTCTTTTCTTCTTTTAGTCTTAACATATTAAATCTTACTAATAGATATACTATAAGTGATTTACCAGAGGCTGTTGGAGATAACAATAAACATCTACTCTTTGTTGTTGCATGAATAAATGCCTCTTTCTGATAATCTCTTACTTCAAAAGGTATCTTTAATGCTTTTGTAAATGCTTCTACTAATTTTAAATCAACTTTAGTATCAACTGTTTTAGTACCATCTACTACTTGTATTTTATTATCTTCACACCATTTAAGTATATAAGGATATAAACCGGCATATATTTGACCAGTTGCATAAGAGAATAATCTTATTTTTCCGTCCCATACTCTGTTTCTATATGCAGGAACAAACTTATAACCTGGCACCTCAAAACAAAAATACTCTGATAACTCTCTACGTATAGAGGCGTCAGCGTCTACTTTTAAATAGACATCGTTTATCTTGTCAACTATGATGTATCGTATATCTGGCATTACACGAAAGGAGGACCTACAATCCAACCTACTAAAACCTTTCTTGTTCCTTTGGTTACCGGATGTACCTTATGCCAACTAAATGAGGGAAAGGATATCAATGTACCTGTTGTAAATTTATCTTTAAACTTTATATTTTGATTAACTCCTTTAGGATTTAAACTTGCAATTTCAAATTCTCCTCCTTCGTAATCTTCATTTAAACATAAAGTAAAACTTATCTTTCTAATAAAACCATTAGGGTAAGGCTTAGTGTGTGAATCTATGTGCCAATCATAGTGGTCTCCTTCTTCGTATATTGTATACTGAAAAGGTTCAAATTCTTTTAAATCAAAGTTCCATTCTGCTTTTACATTATGATTAAAAATTACATCTTCTATAGATTGATACAACTCATCATTTTGTTTAACCCACGCAACACTACTACTACGATTTTTACCATTGCCGTCTTGTATAGCTGCTTCTTCCAGTTTTAAAGTATCACACAATGCAATTAATTTGTTACAATAATCTGGTTCAAACTTTGATACGGAAATACAATTGTTGTTAGTTAAATACACTATACAGCTCCACTGGTAAATCTTTTCCAGTCTATTGCGTTCTTAATAGTAAACGTTCTATTAGTTATTCCTCTTAACGTTCTATCTAAAAAGTCTACAACTGTTTCTAAATATTTTACTTTTTGATTTAATCTTTGTACCTCGGGATCAGAATCAATATATTGTGGTACGTCTACTTTTAGTAGTTTAAAGTTAAAAGGTTTCAGTATGTATACTTGAGGATCAGATTTACCTGTATAGTATTCCCACTTTTCTCTTTTAACAAATCTATATTCATCTTCAGCACGTGTTAATAATAACTTAAATTTTGTTAAATGTTTTAAATATTTGTTATGTAGTGCTGGTGTTTTTAAAGATTCAATATCTAATTCAATATCGTTGATCTTTAAATCTTTATCTGCTTCTGTTTGTAATTGTTCTAGGTCCATTATATCTCCACTTTTCTTTCATTTTGTTACTAGTCTTATTTATTAAGATGTTGTAACTGTTGTCCGACTTGCACCTTTAGTAGCAAAATCGTATATCTTATAATCAAATGTAACAGTTGCCGTAAGATAATCAACATCTGTTGCTTGTTGGTTGTAAGAGAGGCCAGTTAGAGAAATAGGAAATACGTCTCTAAATCTAACTTCTATTACGGAATTATTTTTGTTTGATAACACGTTTAACGTAGCGTCTGAAAAAAGACCACCTGTTTTTGGTGGTGCAAATTTTGTACGACCGGCTTGGCCTAATACACTACTTGTACTACCAGGAAATCTATCATTACCACTTACTAAAAGATTTTGATGTTCTTTATTGTCTTCAGGAAAACCTAAACCTCTTAACCAACCATGTATCTCTTGATAGTTTTCTAAATTTTCATCTACTAAAAATGTACATATAAGTTGTTCATAGTTTAACTTATCACCTGGTAAAGGTATATCTTTAAGTGGTGTTGCTTGTGCTGGTGTATTGGCTAGAGATATTCCAGGCAATGTTGCAGCTGTGCAAAAGTATTCTACCTTTGGTAGTTTAGCTATACCAAATTTAAATTGTGTTGGACTTGCATAGTCTAATTTTGTTGGTTGTCTATTCTTTAGTGTTGTCATAATACTATTTATTACTATTATTATCTACTTCTTCCCATTCTTTTTCAGTAGATTTCTTTTCTAATTCTTTCTCGTTTTCAGTTAAAACACGTTCTTTTTTTTCAACCTGTTCTATTTTATCTTCAATACTTTCTAGAGGATTTTGTGGTTCGGGTACAAAAAATCCAATATAACATAAGAATACAAATAACGCAAACACTTTAAGACATACTATTACTACTAATATACCTAATATTGATCTTAATAAATTCTTCATATACCTATTTATATTATTTTCTTTCCCATGCTTTTAGTTTACCACCTTCAGCAACAACCATTTCTTGTTTGTCTTTTTTCTTTTTATTACTACGACATGTATCCCAGCAGGCCACAGGACCTCTATTGTGTTGTAGTGATTTATAAAATGCTTTCCAAGCTTCACTATCTATTATTTCTTCTAACGTATTATAGTCTTCTATTTTACTTTTTTCAAGCAGTTTTCTCCACTCTTTATCGCCTGTCATATTTCTTGTATCACAATGACAACAAGGTAATAAACGACCTCTATTGTCTACAGCAAGATTCATGTCACCTTTAAAACACATAGGTTTCATAGTTATATCTGACTTAATACCATTTTGTTCATCTGTTATAACATTACCATTTTCATCATACAAATTTGTTCTACTAGGAACCCTTGCTAGTTCATCATATTCACTTACGTGTGGAAAATTAAATTTTATTGTCATAGGTTTATTGCATTACTGCAACCTTTGGATTAAATGTTTGTTCTTCTATACGTAACTTTTCTTTGCCTTTAGGTATTAAAGGGTCAGAACCATCATCTTTATACCATCTTGAAGAATTAATTAAATTAAATATTACACCAGCTTCATCAGCCATTTTTATACACTCATCTAAATCATTTTCATTATAACTAAAAAGTATCATTTGCCATATAGGTAATTTATTTAAGTGTTCTTTGGCTAACAACAATCTTCTAAACTGTTTTTCTCCGTCTTGATTTTTTCTATACTTATGACTATGTTTAGGTAGACCATCTATACCAAACCACCATTGTGTATCAGGATTTGCCTTAAAAGCTTCTACAAAATATTCATCTGATTTAAATGATGAGGCATTATGTACTTGACTTATTTTTCCTTTTTCTTTTATCATCTTTAACATATCAATAAAATGAGGGTGGTGTATAGGGTCTGAATATTGACCACAAAATTGTATTCTATCAAAGTAAGTAGATATCTTATCAAATTCTTCCATTGTTATATCTCTACCTGGAGTCTTTATTGAATTTCCGTTTTGATCTTTATCTTGTCTAGCACAACGCAAACATTCTAAAGGACACCTATGAGATAAATCTAAATTTACTTTGCTAGACTGAAATAATCTTTTATTATATTTAGGATTATGACGATATTTCATACCTTCAAAAATTTTATTATCACTCATACTTTTATTTATCCTATTATTAGGACCAAAAAAAAAGGGGACCGAAGCCCCCTTTTTTAATAAAACGTCTAAACAACGTATTACATGATGTTTGATACTTTAACTTTTTGGTAGTATCTGTTTGAGTTAGGTGTACCTGAATCTGTGATTCCTGTAACTGCACCTGAAACAGCACCAGTTTCCGCAAAAGGATTCGCAACTAAACCGTATCTAGTTTTGAAACCAATTTTTGGTTGGAAAGTATCCTGACCAACTGCTCTCACCATTTGTAGTGGAACATATGGACAATAGAACATACCAGCGTCATAAGGTGATGTACCTTTGTAACCAACAACGTAGTATTGGCTTGCGCTTGAGTTTGCACTATATGGATCAATGTATACTTTAAATCTACCGTTTAATACACCAGCGAATGTTGAACCAGTGTCATCAACGTTTAGATTGTTGTTTAAAGCAGGCGTGTAATCTAAAACACCAGCCATTTGTAGAGCAGAAGCGACATCAGCAGAACAAATAATCATGTTCCCTTTACCTCTTCTTGTTCTTTGAGCGATTCTGTTTGCGTCTCTTTCCAATTGGAACATAAGACCTTTGAATCTCTCAACTGACCATCTACCGTTAGAGTCTGTATCTAAATCAAATACACCAGCAGTAGTTGTGTTTGTAGCAGCGCCTTTTTCTGAATTGATGTAAACTGCTCTAACAACTTCTCTGTTGATTTCCGCAAGGATCTCAGCAGATAAAATGTTTGCTAATTCAGTTTCAGCGTCTAAACCGTGGATTGCTTTTAAATCTTGAGCAAGTTCCATAGTGTATTCTGCTTTAAGAGCTCTACTTCTAGCCGTTACTGTAGTTTTCTCAATTGAGAAAGCCATTTCAGCAAATGCATTTGAAGTAGCGTCACCTAATGCTTCAGCAGCCGCAGTTGTCATACCTTGACCTCTAGTATATTCGCCTGCAGGACTGTCGTTAAGAACTGAAGGATTTGTTCCTCTGTGCTCTGTAACACCGTCATGTGCAACTGAATCACCAGCAGCATTTCTAGATGAGTAATCAGTATCAGCTTCGTCAAATAGCGCTTCTCCGCCAGTTGCTGAAGTATATCTTGATCTCATTGCGAAAATAAGTCCAGTTGGACCAGTCATTGGTTGAACACCAGCGATATCGTAAGCGATAAGGTTTGGCATTGCTCTTCTAACTAATGAAATTAAAATTGGATCCCAATTTGAAGTTCCACCAGTATTGTTTGTAGGAGCAGCTTCAGTCATAAATGCGCTGTCTTCCTTCATTGCTCTTTCTTGGTTTTCCAAGATCGTAGCAGTAACGGCACGTTTGTAAGAATCACCGATTTTTGGTAAATCAGGATGCTCTAAAACTGGCTGCCATTTTTTTTCGTATTGTTCTGATAAATACATGTTTTTTATCTCCCTATTATTTTTATTTGTTAGACAATTTAATGTCTTTTGTTTGACTTATAGCGGCACTATAAGCAGCCATCGCATTGCTTAGGTCTTCGTTAGAAGTTCCTTCGCCAGCCGCTACTTCATCTATACCGTCACCAGAAACGTCCTTAGATTTAAAGTAAGACTCTTTAATTGTCTTAACTTTTTCTCTGTAATCTGATTCTGTTGAATAATCCACTTCTTCAGCAAGTTTGTTAAATTTTTCTTTAGCAGTGTCAGTAAGGTCTTTAGAAGCTTCATCTAAAATTTCAGCCGCTTTGTACTTATTACCTATCTTACTTAATTCAACATTCTTCTCAATTGATTCGTTAAGTTTCTTTTCTAACGTTTCAATTTTTGAAGCTTGATCTTCAAGCACATTATATTTTTCGTCTGGAACATTTATGTAATGATCTTCAAATAATTTTTTAAGACCACTGATAAAGTCCTCAGCGATTTCGCCTTTGATTCCTCTTTCTAAAGCAAGTTCGTTTTCTTTCATCCATTCTTCTACCACGTATGATAGGTAAGAATCAACTTTTTCCACTAACTCAGCTTTTGCTGTAGAGGTTTCTTCCTCGAATCTTTTGTTGTAATCCGTTTCCATTTCTTCAGCGATTTCTTTTACTTTAGATTTAATTGCTGTTTCAAAAATAGTTGCGGCTTTGTCTTTAAATTCTTCCGATAAGTCAGCATTTCCAGCAACAAGAGCGTCAACATGTTCTTTTACGTCTATGTCTTTTTCTTTTGTTTCTGTTTTCTCGTCATCTTTTTTCGCTTCAACTTCTTCTTTTTTAGTATCAGCTTCCTTGTCGTCTTTTTTGTCAAGGTATTTTTTCAGACCAGCAGGCATTTCGCCTTCTTTAACTGTTTCTTTATCGTCAGCTTTTGTTTCTGTAGACTCTAATTTCGTATTGTGTCCTGCTAATTTAGGCATTGCCTCAGGAGCACCTTCAGATTTTTGAGGAGCCTGACCAGAAACTTCTTTAGTTGATTTTGAAGCATCCGGATTGCTATCTGTATTTTTAACTACAGCTGCACCTAAATCCTCAGCACCATTTGATAGGTGAGTTGGTTCAGACGCTACAGCGTTCTTTTTCGGTAGATCAGCATTCGGGTTAGCATTTTCAGCCACTGCCGTATTTTGATCTGTTGTTGCTTCAATGTTCTTTAAGTTTTCTGACATTGAGATATCTCCTTATTATTTATTTTTTCTTTAACTAGTTATAAATTCTCGTGTTATATTTATAAAACTAGAGTTTTTTAAGAAAGTCCTTAAAAACCTCTGCTTTAGCTTCTGCTAAGGCAACGCTTTTAGCTCTTTCAATACTTGCTTTCCAGGCACTAATGTCCTTTTCAACAAGAACGCCACTGTCCCATACCCAATTTTTACTCTCCATTATGCCTTCTACGAAAGCGTCTGGAGCGCTCGGATCTGCAACAATATCGGCGGCTGTAGCTAAATAAAAATCTCTACCTACGTAATTAACACCACCTCTTTGTGACAAAGAACCCATACCTCTAGATGATACACCCAATTGAGCGCCTTCATCTATAAGACCTTTTACAATCTTACCGTAAGGTGTGTTCATTATCTTAGCTTCACCAATAAAATTAGTACCATCTGGATAAAGAGTAGTAATCATATGTGATACTCTCTCTAGATTTACTGTTGGACTGTCTGGATGTCCAAGTTCACCAAATGCTCTTTTTTTATTAATAAATTCTGCGTTATATCTACTTACTTCCTTTTCAAGTATCTCTTTTTCATAGACACGTCCATTTCTATTCTTTATTTCGGATTGTAAGAAGACACCTCTAATTTTATAATTCTTCTTGCCGTTCACTTCTTCAGTGATGTATTCGGCATTTTGTACTTCTTCGGATATTAATTTCATAAATTCCCTCTATGTTTAAAACTTCCTTATATTTATAAGATTTATTATCTAAACTCTAGTAAAATCGTATAATTATCGCCAGCTGCAAAATTTTTAGTGGATAACAATACATCACCAGTAGGTGTTGTAGAATTGTTACCAATTTCATTTCCGGAAGTTCTTAAATCCCAATGACCATTTCCAGATAAAAAAACAATTGTAGAGTTTACACTACCAGACCACAATAACTCAATCGCCGCCTTATTATTATTTGTATTTACTGAATACCATATCTTACTTAACTTTCTACTACCGTCTTCGGTCATAAAGGTTAATGCTGAAGCGTCTACTTTTGTTACTAAAGTTTCTCCAGTACCATCTGATACGTTAGTCATTTTAACAACATATTTTATACCAGATGTATCTGATATTGTTTGAGTTGTAACTGTATCTGCCATTATTCTTCTCCTAATTTCTCTAATTGTTCAGTTATTTCGTCATCAAAATAACCCTCTAATTGTTCTTTTTCTATAACGTTAATAGTAGCAACATTGTCTACAGCAAGTTCAAATTTCTCTGCTAAGTTATCAGCATTGATATCATCGTCTTCTTCTATAGTTTTGTATACTTGTTTAACAGCGTCTTGTAAAACAGGAGTTAATTGTTTAAATGCGTTACTGTCAAATAGTTTTTGTTCTTCTACAATGTCGCTTACTCTTAACATCTAATTATGCCTCTGGTGTATCAACTGCTGGTGCTTCAATCGGAGTATCAACTGCTGGTGCTTCTGGTGCTAAATCAGCAGATGGTTCTGCTACTTCAGGAGCCGTAGCCGCTGACATTTCTGCACCGGTTTGACCTACTGTACCATCAGCATTTGTAATTGTTCCGTCTTGATTGAATTGTCCTGGAGTTGCTACTTCAGGTTTCTTATCACTAAAAGCACTTGCGTTAAACATATTGCCAGCAACATCTTGTCTTTTCTGGTCTAATGCGTCACCTACTTTTGCTCTTAATGCGTCTTTAAAAGCGTCACCGGCTTCTGCGTTTTTACCGGCACCTAATTTATCTATAAAGTTTTTTACTTCACTACTCATAATTGTTCTCCCATTAATTTATTAATTGAACGAATCCTCACTATCAACAACCTGATCAGCAGGTGATGATATAATTCCATCGTCAATTTCTTTTTTGATTTGACTATCAATCTTCTCTATATCTTGATCAGATTGTTTTAGTATATTTTTTCTAACATACTCAACTGAAAAATACTTACCAACATAATCTCTTACATCGTTAGCCAGTTGTATTCTATCTTTTAACATTTCAGCCTGCTTCAATTCTGCAAAGTGACCGTCTTGTAAAAAATCATAAAAAATATTATCTCTAATCATTGGCCATTCTTCTTCAGCAATGATTCCTTTTAATACTAATTGTGTTCTTAAAATATCATTAAACAGTTCAATAAATTTCTTTCTTAATTTCTGAACAAATTTAGTAAATTTTAATTCGTCTCTTGTTATTTCTGTTGATCTTCCTAAATTAAAACCTGTTGAAGCTTCTAATCTACTTGAAGGTACATTCAATGATCTATAAAGTTTTGCTCTAAAGTATTCTATGTCTGTAATTTCTCCTAGATTTTGACCACCTGGTAATGTAGTAATATCAGTACCTCTGCCACCTTCTCTACTTGGTAACCAAAAGTCTTCTAACATTGACATGTAATTTCTGTCGTCTCTTATTTCACCTGTAGCTGCGTCATACACAAGTTTGTTTCTGTATCTTGCCATAACGTCTCTTAAATATGCCTCAGCTTTCATTTTAGGCAAATTACCAACATCAATTTTGAATATTCTTCTTTCAGGCGCTCTTGCTATTCTGTATATAACAGCAGCGTCTTCAATCATTCTTAATTGATTAACTGGTTTAATTGCTTTATGTAAAAACGATAAAATTAAATTTTTGTTTTGATCTATTAATCCTGATGGACAAAATGCGATAGTGTCTACGGCAATTTTAATACCTTGTAAACTAGCACCACCTACACCTCTTTCATTATACAAAAAGTATTCCATAGTTTCGTCTACTAAATTCGTAGCCGATGGAGCAACTCCGTCAGGTCTTCTCTTTCTTACTTCTCTGATTTTTTTGATTTTCCGAGGGTCAAGATATTTTAATTCTGTAATACCTTTCTTACCTGTTTCAGTATCAATGATCTTTTGAAAGTATATTCTACCATCAACATACCAACGTCTAAACAACTCATGGCCTCTACTGTTGAATTGTAGTAATCTTAATATCTCTGTAAATTCTTCTTCAAGTCTTCTCTTAATATCCCTACTGTAAGGAACATTATCTGTCATTAATCTAACAGCCTGTTTATTTTCGTTTGAAACTATTGCCTCATTGACAATATCCTCAATCGCCATATCACATTCTGGATGTATTGAAATTTCTCTGTATCTTCTTATTAAATCCGCTTCAGTCTTTGCGTTTCCTTCCATGTCAAGGTGAGACGCAAAATACCCTCCAGCAGCGACTACCTGTGTGCCGTCCTCTGCTTGTGGTGTACTAAAGTTTTGTTTTGGATCGGATTTAGGTTTATCTCGTGTAATCTTAAATCCAAAAAACTCTGCCATAATATTATCTCCTGTTTGTTCTACTACTACTTATAATAGTTTTAAGAAGGCGGTTTTTAGGCCGCCTCCTAATTTTGTATTACGTTGTAGTATTTGTTTCAAAGTACTGATATTCAAACGTCACACCAAAAGTTTCTATTTCTGTTGCTTCGCCCATACTTAAATCAATACCACCGATCTCTGTAGGAAACAGTCCTCTCAAAGTATACGATTTAACGTTATTACCATTTCTGTCAAGATGATCAACAAAAGCGTCTACTTGGTAGTCAACTGGATTAGTTAACCCCTCGTTATCAGTCATATTATTGATACCATTCTGCCATCTTTCAAAAGCATTTCTGATTTTGAAATTTGTATCGTTTAGTACCGTAATTGACCATGCCGGAATTGTTCTATCACCTGCAATTTTAATTGCTCTACCTCTAAAAGGAACATTGACGTTTGCAACTGTCATGCTCGGAATAGATGTAGCTGTACATAAAAATGCTAAGTCTTCTATTTCTCCACCAACCTGTGCGTAACCAGGAAAAGGCATTGTAACCTTGAACTGATTGGCTCTTGCGCCACCGCCTGCAAGTTTAGCTTTGAAGTCATTAATGTTTGCCATTTTTTATTTCTCCTCTACTAATTAACCGCCTGCGACTTCTTCAAAAGAAACGCCGGTTCGTGTTGCGATGAATTGTAATGTAATAAAGTTGATACTTCTTGCTGGTTTAATAAATATCTCAGCAATAAATTCATTTCTATCAATTACTTCACCTGTGTTATTTGTTTCATCACATACTACTAAAAAGTCTGTGATACCTCGTCTACCTTGTACTTCTCTTAAAAAAGGTTCTACAATGTTTCTGAAATTCGCTCTTGTAAATTCATCATTGAACTCAAAAAGTTGGAATTTAGAAGCAGTTGATATTGCCTTCTCTAAAACAATGAACAATCTTCTAACGTTGATTCTATCAAATGCGCTAGGAGCAGATAAACCAGTTTTATCTCCGAACAATACTGTACCTTGGCCTGGGAATGTAACCACTGGGTTAATTCTTGCTTTGTACAATTCGTCTCTTTGAGATTTACTTGGATTATATGCTAACTTAACAGCACCTCTGATAACACCTCTGTTTAATCCTGCTGGTGAAAACCAACTATCTGCAATTAAATCAGTTCTAGCCGCTAGACCTGCAATGTCACCGTTTAATGGTACATATCTATATACGTCATTATATCTGTCGTACATATATTTGTAACCACTATCTAACATAACGTAAGATGAAGAACGGATACCGTTCATAAATCCTATAACGTTTTGTGTTTGTGTGATTGAAGAAGTGATACCGGCAACATCTGTTCTCTCTGGAGATACGAATGCAATAGCGTCCATTCTTTTTTCTGCAATTGATATTAGATCGTCTACATGAGTAGCGTTACAAGATCCACCGATGATTAAACCTACATCAACTGTTTCTGCGTCTTCAAACAACTCGTAAGCAGTTTTGATTTCGCCAGCTGTTGCTGCTGAACCATTTGCACCGTTAACTAAAGAATCAGTCTTTGGTGTATCAACTGCTGTGAAAGTTATTCCTGCAGCTGCTGAACCGTGGTTTGATCCTGAAGCATGATGATCCATCCAGTAAATGTAATTTGATTTATTATAAATTACGTCTCTTACATAGTTTGAATCGCCTTGTGGTGATTTAGCGTCTGAAGCTTTTGATACTTTATCGTAAACTTCAATTACTTCGCCAGTTTTTCCTGTGATGTTACCATCTTCGTCTATAACGACAACGTGCATTTCATCATTTACTCCGCTTTTTGAAGCAGCGTAAGGAGATGTTCCTGGTGCTCCTGAAACAAATTCATAGAACTCCCAAAATCTTCTTACGTTTGCACCATCAGCTGGTACTTGATGTAAACCACCTTGTAGTGTATCAGCTCTAACGAAAGTTATATCGTTAGTTGATATAGATGTTATTTTATATTTTCTTCCATCGTAATCTGTTCCACCAGCACTCGTTGAAAACTCAACGATATCGCCGACTGCAAAACCAGTTCCCGATGTAAACGTTACTGTTGTATGTCCAACTGACATAGCAGAGTCGTTTAATGTTGTTTTTGCGTCCTCTTGGAAGCCTGTTGCGCTGTGACAAGCAGAAACTTTAAGGCCGTTGCCCCAAACTCCTGCTGTTCTAGCTGCCCATTCTCCGACAGTCGCCTGACCAGCATTGTAATTATCCTGGTAGTCTTGTGTATTTTTGATAGCAATTGCTGAGCCTGAAACGGCTGCGTTTGCTAAACCAGTATTTTGTACTCGTACTACTCTTAATGCGTTAGAGTATTGTAAAAAGTTTGCAGCTGAAAAGAATGATTCAAAATTTGAATTATCCGGTTTGCCGAAAACACTTACTAACTCTTGTTCACTAGAGATTGATGTAATCTGATCTAAAGGACCTTTTCTGAACTCGCCAGCAAAGGCGCCAATTGATGTAGATACAGCAGGAATGATTCTTGTTAAATCTTTTTCCTGTACAAGAACACCTGGTGATACTTGAAATGCCATAGGTTATTCTCCTCTTAATTAGCTAATTATTAATATATTATAATTCACGTCTTTGTAAGTTTTCTTACATCCATATTTAAAGCCAGTACTGATATTTATAATAACCTAGAAATAGACTATTGCCCTTTTCTAGAGACAGGAAACCATCTAGTACCGTACTCGTCCACTGTTTCCTCATCTTCAGGATCATCAACTCCATTGTCTACAAAACCAAATGGTGCCATGTCCTGCTCTATCAAATTCTTTTGTTCCTCGTACATTTTTAAACGTGCATTGGTATTCGTCAACTCCTTAAAATAAGGTTGATTAGATAACCAACCAAATATGACTAAACACATCATTAAATCGTCATTGGAACCGTCTTCGGCCTGCCAACTTTGACCTCTTTTAGTAAAGGTTGACATCTCCTGTATAATATTAAAGTCATTAACAACAACTTTGTCACCCTCAATTAGTGTTTTTAAGTTTGAACAACCTACTTTTTTAATAGATTTTGTCATACGAACACCCATAGATGAACCACGACCACTATACATAGCACCTAATATCTGACCAGCACGACCTTTTTGTGTTGTCATTAATAAATTAGGGTACTCAATTTCAAATTGTAAGGCGTCAGCCACTTGTTGACCTATATCATTTACCTCTGTTAATATGTGTGCCTGATTATATGCTAAACAAACTCTAGATATTATATTAGGAAATACAAAGGGTTTAATTTCGTTACTTCTATATTTTGCTACAACTTTGTAAGGCATACTAGTTACATCAAATACTAAAAAGGCAGAATAATCTTTATCTACACCACGTGATACATCAACGGCAGCCACATAAGTATGTCCTTCTTTTTTGTCTTCATATATGTCAACACCTTGAGCAGACTTTATAGGTGTTATGTAAGGCGTTGCTTTAATTTTAGAAGCTGATATCAAAGTATTTACAGAACCTAAAAATTCACACTCAAACTCTTGTTGGAATTGTTCTTCACTTGTGTTACGTATTGTTTGTATTTTCCAATCTTCATCACGGCCTGGCACCTCACTCCAATGTACCTCTATAGGAATGTAATCATTTTTTTTATTGATTGCGTCCATCCAAATCTTATAGTACATGTTCATACCATAAGGTGTAGATACTATAATCATTTTTGTTTTTGTACCAGCAGATATTGTGGGATAAACTGAACTAAAAAACATTTCGGCAATGTTAGTAGGTACGAAAGCAAACTCATCAAGAAAGATAATATTAAATGAACCACCCCGAATAGCACTTGAAGAAGTGGCAGCCGCAACAATGGTAGATTTATTTTCTAATTCTATATTACCTTTGTTCCAGTTTATTACACCTTGTTGTAACCATTTTGGTAAATTTTCATATGCAAGTTGCAGTCTACCTAATATATCTCTAGCAGTAGAACTTTTGTTTGCAAGTATAGCTATGTTAGAGTTTGGATTAAATAATGCATAATGCAATAGATAAGAAATAGTTGTTGTAGATTTTCCTGATTGTCTTGGTAGTTTACATATAGTAAATCTGTTATCGTGAATTGTTTTTACAATGTCTTTTTGAAAATCATACATCGCAAAAGGCACTAGACCCTCATCAAGAGATACAATACGGATATATTTTTCCATAAAGTATATTGGATTGCCAGCACATTTCTGGTATTCTACTATCTGATCTTGTGTATACTCAACAGGAGTATTAACCTTTTTAAGGTTAGGATTCCCTAAATATGCTTCACTCATTTTCTACTCCTTTTTGGGAGTAATATTTTTTTCAATTGTATCATTATCTTTCCTATTTAACATTTTCTGCAACTCGGCAGTTGATCCAACAAAAAGAGCATTCTTTACATTTGTACTAGCAGATTTTGGTACTTCTTTTAAATCTTTTAATTTTTTTTGTAAGTCTTGTAGTTTATCTACTGTCTGTCCTACTTGTCCTAATAATTGACCTGCAACTTCATATGCTCTAGGGTGTTGGCCTTCTTTTGCAATTTCTAATATTCCATCAATAGCTTCATTACCTTTATCTATTAGATTATAATAACTATCTCTACTATAAATGTAATCTTGATTAATATCTTTTTCTGTTTTTACTTCTACGTCACCTTTTGGTCTTTCCACAGGTGGTTTAAATTCTTTTGGTTGTGTAGCTTCAGGTATACTTTCAATACCTAAAATTTCATTTACCTTGTCTTCTAGTTTGGCCATAATTATTCATCACTTCCTGTCTTCACGTTATATTTTTTACCGTCAGTAAAATTTTCTATTGTTGTTGTAAATCCAAAATCATCATTCACATCAGCTGATACTGGATCTGGTACAACTGTAATTCTTTCTTCTCTTGGTGGATTGTTTACAGTATCGGCATATAAATCTGCTTGTACTTTTTTAATAACACCTTGATTAGTTGTAGGCCCAAATAGATATGTTTTAGCAGTGAAATTCATTGAGTATATTACTGCTCTTCTATTTGTAAATGCACCATCATAACTGTCTTCATAGTTTACACTGTTTAGAATAATAGGTACGTCTCTTTTTATATTCTGACTAGGCATAACATTTACTGTAACTGTATAGTCTGGTTGAAAGAAAGGTAATATTTGTTCTACAATTTGTAAACCATTTTCAGCAGTTGCTGTAAAAGAATAAACATTTAAACTTATGTTATATGGTACAGGTGTATAGTTAAAACTTTGTACCTTTGAATCACTTGATTGTAATACAGACGTTTCTAATAAAGGATACTCGGGATTTCCTGTTGACGCATTTGCTTTTTCTAATTGAATGTAACCACTATCATCTTCCATATACACTCTATCCATGTTAGAAACAGATTCACTTCTACTTAATGGTGTTTTCTCCGTTCTATATTTTTGAACTCTTGTTAGTTTTCTACTAGGATCATATGATAGTCCTGATATTTCAAAACCTATTCTAGGCAAAGTTAATGCCATTGATCTATCATCTAAATCTGCTTGTTCATCTAAACGAACTAAAAACTTTTCCTTAGGAGCATATGCTAAAGGTACCTTTATTCTTTTTAATATAGCACCGTCTTTACCTTTACTTTCTATAACAATGTTGTTAAACAATTGTCCAAAAGCAATTATGATCTTTCTTAATCCTTCGTTATAAAACGGTGTTCCAAACATTATTGTCCTTTATCTGCTATTTTACCTTTATTAGGTCCTTCTTTAATTATATAATCTTGTGTGCCATTAGCACCAGAAACTACTTCTTTTTTTAAAGCTCTTGATAGTTCCATTTCTTTTTTTTCTCTTTGAACTTTGTTAGCGTGTTCACGCAATTGTCTATGTCTATCTCTTTCCATTAAATGTCTACCTCCCCAAATGGATTTCTTTCAGTAAAGTCTAATACGTCATCTGTTACAGACGCTGTATCAAAACCGGCTGCCGTATCTAAATCTAAATTTTGTGCGTAATCAGATTGAGTTTGTACAGTAGTTTTTGTTGCGTCATATTCTTCATTTAATAAGAAGTTAGCTCTACCATCTGATATATTATCTGTTTCTAGTCTTACAGTGCCTTCTTCATTTTCTAAACTTACTCTATCTACTAATAGATTAACTGAATTTTCTGCTTCTCTTTTATCAATGTCTTTTATTCCGACATCTATTTCTTCGTTTGAATATTCCCAACGTGTAACTCTTAATTTGTAAACAGGTAAATTACCTAATTGAAAGAAAGGTTCCTGATCTTCTACAAATTGAATTTCAAAGAAACTATTCATTAAAGGAAAGAATAATATATCTCCTTCATTAGGTCTGCCTGGTGTTCCTAATGCAACTCTAGTATCAATTTTATTATGGAATCTTCTTTTAGAAACAACTAGTGTTGTATCTTCTCTTATTTCTAATCCGAATTTATTAATTAACTCTTGTTGACCTGCAAATCCTTCAGTAGTTTCAAAATACATTTCAATAGGTAAAGCATTTTTAAATTTACTATTAACATCTTCACCTAAAACTAAATCTCTATTTACCATTTCTCTTGGCATATAGTAGATTAAGTTTCCGTATATTTTTAATCCTTCTATAATTAAATCTTCATACAGGTATTTCTCTGAAGCATTTCCGATGCCGTCTCCGTGCTGAAAATATGGATTCATTACTACCATAGTTTTTATCCTATTAGAAAGTTATGAGGCTCTTCAAAAGTTGTTCTTACTTCCGTTTCTAAATTTTGTATTTCTGTTAGTGACTCGGAGTATATTTGGCCTCCGTTAAGAGTAACACCACCAATCATGGCGACGCCATTAAATTTAGACAGGTTTGCTCCCCATTGTTTTTTAAATAATGCTACAACGTATCTTTTTAACCACTGATCATTGTATACATCTGTATATGTTGATGGATCTAATTTTCTAAAACAATCTATAACTAAAAATTCTCCAACTTTTAAATCATTTTTCCAGTCCATGTCAACGTGTAATCTATTATCATTTTGATTAAATCTTAATGGTTTTTCACCAACTAAAATGTGATCTAAAAAGTCTAACTGTCTCATCACAAGATCATAGTTAACTACCGATGTTGATGAAAAGTCATATAGATCATTTAATCTCATTTGGTATCTTACATCAAATAAGTTTAGATTTCCTGTACTTGAAAAAGGAAATATATTTGTAACTTGTAAAACAGTTTCAGGAACAACTATAAAATTTTGTCCTTCTTTCCATGCTGTTGTTACTGAATTTTTTGTAATTGATTCTGCTACGTCTCCGTTAGTAACAATTCTATCATAATCAGCTTGTGTATACTCATATTTTAAGTAACATCTTTTAATTGCGTTCATATGAAATTGAGAATAGTATTGCATAGCCTCATCTAGTCTATCTTCTAGTTGATCATTATCAACGTTAATCTCTATAACAGGTTGACCTAATGCCCTTAAAGCGTAGTCTTTTAATTGTTCTCTTGTACTTGGTGTTGCCATGTTTATATTTATCCTTTTTTTTAACTACCTCGCCGTTTAGTATTGTAAGCTAACTCCTCTAATTCTAGCTACTTTTGAACCATTAGATTGATTAGCAAATAGTATTTTATATTTTAATTGTGTTCCTGCTGTTACTGATAAGTCATTTACTTTAGCCATTTTAATACCAGTAGAAAAATCTGGTAAAGCAGTAAGTGTAGCTGTTGTAAAGTTTGAACCATTGTCTGCTGATAATTGTAAAATAATATCTGTGTTTAATGCGTTAGTTCCTTCAAAATCCTGATAAGTAATTATAGCACCCATTTCATTTGTTGATGAAGCTGTAATAGCACCAGAAATAAAATTACCTGTTGCATTATTTGAAAGAGCATAAGAGACAATTACAATTTTTCCATTACCACCATTATCTTGTGCTTCACCTACACCAATACCTGATGAATAATGAGTTGAACTTGTTTGTGGTGGGTTGTGTGTTCCTGTAAGTGTTCCATTTTCACTAGCAGTTGTTACTCCATTAGAAACTGAAGAATGACCTATATAACCAGAGCCACCACCAGAACCAGAAGAACCATGATTAGCTGTATGTTCTCCACCGCCGCCACCATAGTAACCTCCGCCACCACCGCCACACATATGGCCACCTGTTCCACCTTGTAAAGCTGAACCTGCTGTTTCAGTAGGATAATCTCCAACACCTGCAGCTCCACCTGCTGATTGTGTTCCACCTTTACCATTTCCATCTGCATTGTGACCAGAGGAACTATTTAAACCACCATCATTACCTGTAAGTCCACCACCATTACCTGCTACTTGAACATTATCTGGTCCAGCTGTTTCTCCACCTGCTCCACCACCTGCAATTAAAACTGAATTTCCATGAGTAAAAGATGTTAAAAATATTCCAGATAAGCCACCACCAATACCACCTGCTCCTGAATGGGAACTTACTGCACCTCTACCACCGCCACCAAAAGAAGTTCCTGTAGTTCCATTAGTAACATTTTGAGAATAACCACCTTGACCAACAATCATTTTGTAACTAGGCGAACCAGATATTGTAACAGTACCAGACGTAAAACCACCTGCACCACCTGAAGAAAGACCTCTAGTACCAGAATATTCAAAACCTGCTCCACCTGCACTACCCCACAAATAAGCATCAAATTTTGTTTTACCTGAAGGTGTGAAAGTTTGTTCCGAACCAGTATAAGAAAATGTTGTTGGACTATCTGCTGATTCAACAACAGTAGCAACATATTCATCTACATGATGACCAGAATTACTTGTTGAACCAATCCCAGAAGCGTCTTGAAATACATCTACCGAAGATGAGTTAGTATTATAATTAACTAAATTTTCTTGTGTTGCTTGTCTTAATGCAAGTGTAGAAATATCATTAATTACTTTGTTGTCGTCAAAACCAGAAACTTGTAAACTTCCATTATCAACTATTGTTGTTCCATTTGATATAATAGCCATTAACTTATCTCCTCTAATTTAAATTTATATTTTTTGCCTGTTTTATTGTTTAAGATATATAAATTTTCAGCACCCTCTTGGATTGTCCAATTACCTTTAGTACCATCAACAACATTACCTTCATCTTTTGTCTCATTAGATAAATGTAAATCTCCTGTGTATATGTTTCTCCAAACATTACCATTTGCACCTAAATCATAAGTGTCATTTGCATTTGGTATAACATGACCTACTGTTAATGCACCTGCTACCTCTAAACCAGTACCATTTATTAATTTTAGAGTATCGTGTGTAAGTCTTGCTGTAATTGTATTTGATCCACTATTTTTATTTGCAAATTCTATAATACCATCTTCAGCGCCATCGCTAGCGTCACCTATTTTTGCTGTAATTTTAGCGTATATTACTTCTTGGTCATTATCATTTTCACCTTTGAATTTTATTTGTCCAATATAATCTGCGTCAGCAGGACTTGAACTGTTTCTTTTCAGTGTTATAATAGGAGCTGCTGAACTTGAATCTTCAGTACTTTGAATTAATAAAGTATCGTCTGAAACAGAATCGTTTTGAACTGTAAGACCGGCATTACCTGGCTGAACCCCTATACCTCCTTTATTAGCTGCATAAAAATTAGCAGTTGAACCAGCACCAACAGCTACTTGGCCATTGTGATTTCTTTGTAAGTGTAACCAATTTGAGTTATCGTTTACTTCTACAGAAGCACTATCAGCGTCAAGGTCAATTGCTCTACCTGAAACTGAATCAGATTCTATTCTTAATATATTACCTTTTACATGGAAAGGAACTTCAGGAGCTGTCTCATTTACTCCAACTCTATTGTTTGTTGTATCTATAGTCAAAGGCGCAACGACACCTGTTGAACCAGTATAACCAACTCCTATTGAACCAGTGTAACCAATCGCACCTTGTGTACCTTGATCACCTTTTGATCCTGAATAACCTATTGTACCTTGATCGCCTTTTGATCCTGAGTATCCTAAATCTCCTTTTGATCCTGAGTAACCAATTACACCTTGATCACCTTTTGATCCTGAATATCCTAAATCTCCTTTTGAACCTGAATAACCTATAGCGCCTGCTGATCCTGTAAATCCACCTGTTAGTGGTTGTAAAGCCCATGCCTCGCCGTTCCATTTCCATGTACGTAAACCTAAATTATACGTATCATTGTTAGATGGTCCTGATGGAAAGTTTATTGTTGGCATTTAAATTCTGTTCCTTCTAGTTGTTCTATCACCATATTTATAATATTTATAACGACTTTAAAGAAGCTATTTTCCATAAAA